CTAAATAACTTACCAAATGTAATTAAATCATTATAAGCTAAATGAAGAGCTTCTTCGTTTTTGCTAACATTACCATTAAGATTTAAATTGGCCATTAAGGGGTATAAGGATTATTTCTTGCTACAGCCAGTAAGTATGAAGCTAAGTTTTTATCCATTCCTTGAGATTCTGGATTTTGTTGCAAGCTTTGAGCTGCCTTAGTATAAGTTGCCTCATTTATACTTCCATACCTATCATCATCATAAAATCTATCAGCAGTACTAGATATAACCTTCATTGTACTATCTGGATTTAAAACTCTAAATAAATCTCTAACTCTTCTTCCTTCAGACATTCTTGCAAGTCTTGCAATTTTTGCCTGTGGGTCAGCATTTTCTATTAATTTATTTATTTCGCCATGTGCGCCTCTATGTTCACTAGGAGACACACTGTCCATCATATAATTGATTAAATTATTTAAAAACCCTTGCTCTTCAAATGGTTGAGAGCTAAAGTCTTTATAATCATAACCGCCTTGCATTTCTTTGTTTCCCATATTAAAATTCCTTCATAAGTTCAAAATGAGGAAAATCATCAAAATTATTATCATCTACCTCAAAGTTTTTATTCCAATCGCCTCCCCAGCGAATATTTATTTCCATAGACTGAGCAATCCCCATGACAAAGCCAGCAAAAAGGTGGAAACGCTCTCTATCATCCCAATCAATAGGATAGGGAACAACATCAGCAGCCCTACTAGGACTAGCATTATGACGACCATTTGGGTATCGAACTTTAGTCCTGCCTTCTTCATATAATTTATCCTGCCTTTCTTGACTTCTATGTCCTTCAATAACTGAACAGTCAACATATTTAATAACTTCGTTAAATAAATCTTGTAAGTCTTCATGACATGTTGCAAGGTTTTTTCTTGACCTGCTTCCAAATTTTGGCATTATTTCTCCTCTTTACAGTT